ACAAACTGATGCACTGATTTTTGAATCTCTTGGTGATGTTGCACCAAATTTACCCCAAAACACTTCATAATTATACAAGCCAGTTGTGTCAATATTTAAATGGTAGTTTCCGACATAGTTGTCAAGATACAAAAAAAATTGTTTGCTTCTTGGAAAATTACCAAGACCATATGTGTGACCAAGTTGCGTAAAGTATGTTTTTGATGTTGCTTGTTCAGTTAAATTAATATACCATGAAATTTGTGCTGAAACAACAAATGGTGAAGTTGGAACATACTGAACATTTGGTGAAGAAGTGATTGTTGAATTTATAGTGTTTGCATATAAATCACCATAAACATCAAGTGAAAATATATTCTGGTAACCATCTGAACTTCTTAAATGCAACATGCTATTCTTCTATATCTGATTCAACTTTCTTTTTTTTTGATTTCTTTTTTGGCTCTAAATAGTTAGGAAAGTTTTGCTTGACAAAATTAAAATTTTCTTCAGACATTACATCATCCAAAACAATTGACTTTTTTCCAATGTGAATTTCAAAACCAATGCATTCTTTTTTTATCTTCATAAGTGTCTATTTAAAAAAAAAGGGATGATGATTTTCACCACCACCCCTAACAACTAAACCAAATAAATTTTTTATGCTTGGTTTTGATTATATTGTGTCGGAGATAATTCCAATTCACCATTTGTAAAAACCCCAGTTCCAAATGGTGTTGCATCTTTTACAAATGCTGGTTTAGGTTCAGCACCTTGCAAAGTTAAAGTATATCCGACATAGTCACCATAGGCAACATCACCACCATGAGCATAAGAACCACCAGTGACTTGAACACCATTTTCAGTTCCTAAAAGATAATACATTCCATTATTGTCAAGTACAAACATTTGCCAAAGACCTTCAACAATATTTTGCATTCTTTTCCAAGATTCACCAGAATCATGTGAAAGTTTTAATTCCAAGTCTTGTTGATATACAACTGCACCACCACTTCCAGTGACAATTGTTTGATTGAATGAAGATGATTGTCTGTCTAAATCGAACTCATAAAAAGGTATTGCAGTTGTAGAATCATCAACTGATATATCAGACATATATCCATATGTTGAACCAGCAATTACACTTGAAGTCACACTTAAAATTCTATTTCCAGAATAATAGTTTGCAATAAATACTTTCTTTATACCACCGACTTGACCACCACAAAAAAATCCCCTTCCTTTAGATATTGAACATCCAGCCATTATTTTTTTTATTTAAAAGTTAAAAAGTGAAAGGTGACTTTTACATCACCTTTCTATTAATTTAATTAGGGTGTGTCATTCTTGAACCAAACAACATCAGCAACAACACCAATTTGTGTTCCTACTGCATAACGCATTGTGATTCTGTAATTGTCAGAACCATCAAGTGGTGTCATGTCAATTGCTTGTGCAAGTGAATCTGAATCAGCAGTTCCGATTCCAACAAATAAGTTGTTCTTATTTCCAACCATTGCTTCACCAGATGCAATTCCTGGACATGAAACTAACTTGTAACCAACAAAGTTTGTTTGCCCACCATTTGCAGATGCATTGTCATATCCGTTTCCAGCTTGACCAATTGCAAGATTGTATGCAGAAATAGTTGCTGGATTTACATATATGTTTGTGTTTTCAAAGTCACCTTCAATTCCAGATGGCATTGCAGTGATGATTTCTTGTAAACCAGCAATCACACTTGATTGGTCAACTATTGAATTTGCTAATTCAGTTGCACCAGAAGTGTCACCAGATTGTTTTTTGAAACCATCAAAAGCAGAATATCCAGATGCAGTTGCACCACCCATCCAAATGTTATGTTCAATGTCTGCTTGAACAAATTTAGCAACATACAAAAGTAAAGCATCAGCATAATCATCTGGCACACCAGATTGTGTTGAATATGCATCACCTTGCCACCAAGTTCTGAATTGCTTTTTACATAATTGAAGATTGACCATTAAATCAGTAACTTCAAGAATTCTTTCATCCAAATCTGTTGTTGCAGTTGTGTCAAAGTCACATGCACCAGATTTGATAAGTGCATTATCACCAGTGCCAAAAGACATAACTGGTAAAACTGCTTTGTATCGAACACCATCTAAAAGTGTTACATTACCACCATGTAATGTCGGTGCAGAAACTACGGCTGCATGTATATATGGTAGTGCTAATTCACCAGCAAAAGTTGGTGAGTTTAAAACTGGATTTGCCATTTTTTATCTGTTTTTTATTTTATTAAAGATTGCAAAAATTCTTTCATCTTGTGAAAGTTTCGTTTTCACTTCAGTCTTGTTTTCAGACTTCGGTGTGTTTTTGAAAGTTTTTGTTGCAGACAACTTCTTCACTTTTTCAAGTTCAGTGTTGTGTGCTTTTATTAAGTCAGCAATCTTCAAATCAATTGCTTCAGTTATCATTTTACCAAGTTCAAAACCATCTTGCTTTGTCATATAAGATGACAAGTCAATTTCTGGTTTAACTTCTTCAGTTGTTTCTTCAACAACTTCTTCTTCTTTAGTGTCAGCAGATAATTCTTCATCAACTGATTCTTCTTTTGCTTCAGAAATTGCAACAATCTTTCCATCTTTTACATCCATGTCTGAACCATCTTCAGCTTGGTATGAACCATCTGGCACTGCAATTCTTTGTTCATTGTCACCCATCACAAAAACTGATGCACCTTCTTCAAATGTGTCTGAATCAGTCATGACAATTGTACCATCAACCAACACTTTTTCAGCCATCATTTTGACTTCTGTGTTGCTTTCTTCAGAAAGTTCTTCAGTGAATCCAAGAAGTGCTTTCATTTCTTTGTAAATGTTTTCCATGTGTGTGAATTTAATTTCCAATAGTTTAAAGATATTTATTTCTTTTTTTCCTTTCGCTTTTTAGATTTCTTTTTATATCCGTTTTCAATCACTTCTTTCATCTTTGGAATAAGTGTATAAGCAATTGTTCTATTCTTGATTGATGCACAAACTTTCTTTGCAGTTTCTTCATTGCCATATTCCTTCATCATATCTGCAACACAAGTGTCCCAGTCATACGCATCAAGATATGTTGTTTCTGCTTCTTCAATCATTTCTTTTATCATCTGAATTTGTGCTTCTTCATCAGATGTTTGTGTTGACATCTGTTGCATTTTATCAGTGAAGAAACCTTCAATGCTGAATCCAAGAACTTCACCATTTTTGACTTTGCTCCACACTTCATCATTTTCAACTTTCATTGTCACAAACCAAGTTCCAATTGGACAATGTTCAAATCCATACTTGACAGACTTGTCAACAACTGATTCTTTGATCCAGGATTCAACAACACACAATCCATCAATGTCTTTTTCATGTTCATATGTTGCTGATTGTAGATGATTTCTTTTCATGTACAATTCAGATGCTTTCTTTATTGTTTCTTTACTAAACCAAACATAGTAATCAGAACCATCATCAGCCATTCTGAAAATGTGTTTGTTTGGAACAAGTGCTGGTGCAATCAAAAGTCTTTTGTCTTCATCTACTTTTGCAAATTTCAATTGTCTTTTTTCTTTGCTTAATGCAACCCAATATTCATCAATGGCTGGGTCTTCAACTAAACTGATTGCAAAGACACCATCTTGGTCTTCTTTTTCTTCTTCTGAAATAATTAATTCTACAATTTTTGTCATTGTTTCTAAAATTTAAAGTGTTGCTTTTTGTGAAATCATTGTGTTTATCTGTTGTGCGTTTGTCACATCTTGTTCAACAACATATGCTTGAACTGGTTGTTGTTGCATAAAGTTGTCTGATAATTGTTGTGCTAAAGACAGACCACCAGTTCTTGTGTCTGGAACTGATGATGGTTGTTCTGCACCTCTTGGAATAGATTCACCACTTGGTGCTTGAACTGGTGCTGGTTTTTCTGTCTTAATAGACATTATTTCTTTTACATTTTTTATACCAGTTGCCAATGTCAAACCAGCTTGAATGAAATTGAATGGTGGTGGTGCAGATGCAAGTGCCATGTTTACTGCTTTATATGTGTCAATTGTCGCTTGTGCAACACCAGTGACTTTTGCCATTGCAGTTCCTTCAGCAAACAATCCACTTGCCATGTTGATGGTTTGTGCAATGTTGTCAACATTCTGCATTCTATATTTAAATTCTATTTCATTTCTTAACTTTGCAAAATGTTCAGTGACTTTGTTTATGTCTTGACCAGACTTTTCAGCCAATCGCAACTTTTCTTGCATGTCTTGTTCTAATGATGCAAGTTCCAATTCTCTTTCTTCTTTGCCAAGCAGATTCAATTCAGACAATGCATCTCTTTGTTCTTGAATTAATGCATTGGTGTTTGTCAATTGTTCCGACCTTTGTCCAGAAATTCTTTCTTCAATGTCTATTTGTTCAAGAAGTGCTTGTTGATATGCAGTCTGAAGTTCAACTGATGCTTCATTTGTGTCAAGTTCAAGTTTTGCAATTCGCACTTTTTCATCTGCAACTGCTTGTTCTTTGGCAAGTTGGTCATCAAGTATTCTTCCAAGTTCTTCATTTGCTTTGATTCTTTCTTCAAATGTTTTTTCAACATCATCACGAATTTGCCTTTGCAATTCTGCATCCAACTGACTTTGCAGTTGTTGTTTTGCTCTTATGACTTCAAGAAGTTCTTCATTCTTTTTTGCATCTGCAAGTGCTTTTCCAGTTTCAATAGCAGTGGCAACAGATATTTCTTTGACACCTTCAATTGCAGTTTCTGTTGCAATAGAAACAACACTTCCAATTTCTGTGACTGCTTCACCAAAGCTGGTGACAACTTGTTGACCAGCATCAACAACATCTGTTGCAACTTCTTTCAGATTGTCTTTTGTTTCACTAATCTTTTCATTTAATGTTTTGATTGTTTCTGGGTCACCATCACCAAAGAATGATTGTTCCCATGCCAATTGACCTTCTTGCACTGCAAGTGTGATTCCATAAAAAGCAAGTTTCAATGGTGTCACTGCTATTGTCAACAAACCACCAATGACTTTTTTTAAGCCTTCAAAACCTTCTGATGATTTTGAAACTGCATCAAATACATCTGTCACAACTGATGTAACTTGATTAAACAAGACAGAAAGTGTTTCTGTTGCAACTGCAATGCCATCCATCACTGCTTGATTCTGCATGATTATTTCTTTAAGGAAATTAAATGCTTCAATGACAAGACCAATTCCAAGACCTTTCATTGCTAATCCAATACCCTTGAATCCTTTGCCAAGTTTACCAAGTGCAGTTTCTGTTCCTTTTCCAGATTTTGCAATATCTTCAAGACTTTCATTTGTATCTGCCAAAGCATCTTTGACTGATTCCAAATCTTTTGATATTTTACTGACATTGGTTTTGAACTCTATGTCAACAACTATTTCTTCTGCCATTTGAAAATGTTTTTAAATTCTTCCATTACTTTGTCATGATGCAATTTCTGTCTTTCATACCATGTCAAACACTTGTTGTTTTCATAGTCTGAAAATTCCATGTTTTTAAGTGTGACTGGAATCAATGCCATTGCACCCATCCAATATTCATACATCTGTCTAAAATTTAAAACTGGCAACTTTAGACTTTCACTTTCTTTTGCTTTTAGTTTGATTTTTATGTGTTCCATTTTGTCTGAAGATA